GAGCAAGTAATCTAGTTGGTGAGCAGATTAAAGCTATGAAAACTAAATCTGAAGTAGATATGTTAGCTAAAGAATATGGGTGGGAACCAAATGTTGCCATCAATAAAATCTTTGGTAGTGCATTAGTAGTTAATCCTGCTAGTGTTAAGTCTATGACAGATTCTATATTAGGTTATGAGAGGAAACCTAGCAAGGAAGAAAAGATTGCCAATGCAAAAATTGCTTTGCAGAAACATCTTCAATCCCAACAAGTAGCTTAAATTACATAAGGGTTAGGCGAGAAATCGCCTAGCCTTTTTTTATTAACAAAGGAGATAAGTATGGCACGATTCATATTAGATATAGAAACAAGATATAATAAAGATGAGATAGTAAATAACTTCAAAGAGTTTATGGAAAAAGTAGGTGATTTATCTGAAAGTATGGGAAGTTTTGCTAGTATAACACTAATAGAAAAACACAATACTGGTCAGTTTCATAACAGATTACATCTAAATAAACTTACTAAAAAACAAATAAGAGCATTTAATGATGACCCTCACGGATAATTAATGGATATACATTACGGAATACTACAACTAATTATAGGTCTATGTGCCATTATGGTGGGTGGACTTATTGTTTATTTTGTGATAAACTACAATATAAAAAAAGAAAAAGAAAAAAAAGAAAGGCAACAAAATAAGGTATATGATTATGAGATATAAATATAAAGTAAGAGAGTTAGGAAAAGAAACATCAGAAGATATGGAAGCTATGTCTTTAAAAAAATTAAGAAGAAAGTTAGACCATAAAAAAGAGTATGCCATTGAATATACAAACAAACATAATAATTTTATTTCAACTACAACTAAAGGGATAGAACCAAAATGACAAATAAAGGTAAAGTAAAAAATAAATCAGTAATTAAATTTACTAAAGATGATATTAAAAGTGTTTATATAACCTCACATAAATATGATACTTGGGCAAACATTACACTAAAAACTGGAGTAGAAATAAGAAGTCATAGTAATGAACTTGAGCAGATAATATTAGATAAATATAAATCTTATGTTGCTTTTGGTGCAATAACACACACTTGGTTATCAATGAACAACGGAGAAGATTTCAAGGTATAGTATATTAACCCTGCCCCGAAACGCAGGACATCATATCATACTTTTTGAAAAAAGTCTATTACGCAAATTGACCCATTTATTAACTTATGATATAAGTAATTATGAAAAGAAAAGAATTAGAAAAAGAAATAGGAACATTATCTAATCCCAGTAAAATGCCTGCATTTGCTTGGGGTATATCAGCAAAGAAATGTATTACTGGTGCAAAGTTAGCAAAAATAAAAGGCACTATCTGTAATAAATGCTATGCTCTCAAAGGACATTACGCATTTAAAAATGTATTTGATGCTCACGAGTTAAGAAGAAAAGCAATAGAAAAAAATGAGTGGGTAGATTATATGGCAGAACTCATTACCCAAAAGTACAAAAACTTAGATAAATCAAGGCATTATCACAGGTGGTTTGACTCGGGAGATTTGCAATCTTACTCACACCTTATGAAAATATTTGAGGTATGTGAACTAACACCACACATAAAATACTGGTTAGCCACAAGAGAATATCAATTTATAAAAGATATCAAAGAAGAAGATGTACCAAAGAATTTATGTTTGCGTGTATCTGCAATCAAAGTAGATAGTCCACCACCAAAGTTTTGGAAGTGGACATCAGGTGTACACAAAGATAAAAAACCAGTAGGACAAGAGTGTCCTGCATATAAACAAGATGGTGAGTGTAAATCTTGCCGTACTTGTTGGAGTCGTAAAGTTAAACAAGTAAGCTATAAGGAGCATTAATATGAGTAATTGTTATGACCATAGTATTAAAAAAAATATGCTGGATAGTGTTTATGGCACTAGACAAGAATTAAAAAATAATATGGAAGAAAACAAAAGAGAATTAAGTAAATGGTATTATAAACAAATGCATATGTATGATTATGCTTTCTCAAATTTTAGTGAGTGGTATAAAGAATACGCAGGAGATAGTTGGGAAGAACTAAATGGAGAGGAGAACAAATGAGTGTAGATGGAAAAGAACATTGGATAGAAAACAGAGCAATAGAATTGTTTGAGGAAATGCAAAGAAAAAATCCTCACTTATCTTGGAATGAAATAGATGAGTTATGTTATAAACAAGCAGAAGAAGATTATATGAATCAACCTGAAGTGGATTATAAAAAGATAGCAGAAGAACAAGCTATTGCTGATGAAGAATGAAATATATAATTATAATATTATTATTACTTACAGCTTGTAAGACCACAGATGTAGACCCAAAGTTTACAATAATAAAAAATATTTTACAAAAGCAGTTGACAAATCAATAAAAATATGATAGGAGAAAACAATGGAAACAAAGAACTACCTCATAAAAGTATACGGATTAGGATATACAGGGCAATACACATTACCACTTACAGGAGTCGTAGACGCAGATAGAATAGATGATGAGGCAACACATCTAATAATTACCAAAAAACTTATTCTCACTCGAGATACCTTTTATGATAAAACTAAAACTAGGGTTACATACGAGGAAGTTAAGAATTGAATTATAAACAGCAACTAAATATTATACAAGGACTATTTATTCCACCTGACACACAGATGAGAATGGATTGTCCTTTCTGTAAAAATTTAAATACATTATCAGTAGACACCACAGAAAATAATATAAACTGGTATTGCTTTCATTCGACTTGTAAAGCTAGAGGAAAAAAAGAAGGAGAAAAAAATATGCAGTATGTTAGTACAACATTTAATAAAAAAGAAAATAAAACAAGTCAAAGATTTATTATACCTGATAGTTTTAAAATAGTATCAACAAATAAAAATGCACAAATGTATTTACATAAAAATAATTGTTGGGAAGCGTGGGCTTGGGGTAGAGCAGATATTAAGTATGATGTAAAACAAGATAGAGTTGTATTCTTAATTAAAAATAGAAACACAGATGAAATAGTAGGTGCAGTAGGTCGAGGACTAAATAAAAATGTGTACCCAAAATGGTTTATGTATGATAATAAAGATGTGCCATTTAAATGTGGTGAATGTGATGATGCAGTTATTGTAGAAGATTGCCCATCAGCTTGTGCTGTATCTAATGTATTGACAGGTATATCTATAATGGGTACAAAATTAAAAGAAGAACATAAAGAACATTTAAAACCGTATAAAAAACTATATGTCTGTTTAGACAGAGATGCTACCACAAAAGCATATGATATAGCGAAAGATTTAAGGTCGTCAGGGTTTGACAATGTCGTGGTTAAACCATTAGAAGATGACCTTAAATACTTTAATACAAAACAAATAGAGGAGATATTTTATGATAGAAAAACAAATGCTTAGACTAATGCTTGGTAAAGCATTCTATACAAAATACAAAGGCACTATATCACCTACTATATTTACAGGAGATATAAGTTCTTTGTTTGATACAATACAAAAAGCACATGCAAAATATTCAGATGATATAAGTGTTGATGAATTATATTCTTTACATACTGCTATATTTAATCCTGCATTAACTCGTGCTGCGAAAGAAAAGTTTAGTGAGTTAGTAGAGGATATAAAAGAAATACAAGAACCTAGTAAAGAAATAGCAAAAGATATTATGCGTATCTTATCTGATAGAGATTTAGCACAACGAATAGCTGTTGAAGCTACAGAAATATTTAATGGTAAAGATGCAAACTTCAATGAGATAACAGGTATGATAGAAAATCATAAACAAGGCGATGAAGAAAAGACACCTGCAGTTACAAGTGATGTAAAAGAAGTATTAGGATTGCTTGATGTGACTACTAAATGGAAGTTTAATATACCTGTGTTAAAAGAAAATGTAGGTGGTATAGGTGGTGGTAATCTTATGATTGCATTTGCTAGACCTGAAACAGGTAAGACAGCTTTTTGGGTTAGCTTGTGTGCAGGACCTGAAGGATTTGCTGAACAAGGTGCAAAGGTACACGCATTTATAAATGAAGAACCTGCTATCAGAACACAGATGAGAGCAATATCTTGTTATACTGGTATGACTAGAGAAGAGATAATGCAGGACAAAGAGATAGCACAAAATGCTTGGAGTGAAATAAAAGATAACATAGCTATGTTTGATACAGTTGATTGGTCTATGGAAGATATAGATGCACATTGTGAGAAACATAAACCTGATATAATAGTTATAGATCAGTTAGATAAAATAAATGTTACAGGTACATTTGCTCGAACAGATGAGAAGTTAAGGCAGATATACACAAGTGTTAGAGAGATAGCAAAGAGAAGAGATTGTGCTGTGATTGCTATATCACAAGCGTCAGCAGATGCACACAATAGAAATAGTATATCATTTGATATGATGGAAAACTCTAAAACAGGTAAAGCTGCAGAGGCAGATATAATAATAGGTATAGGTAGAAACTCTAACTCTGATGCAGAAAATAAAATAAGAACATTATGTATAAGTAAAAATAAAATAAA